ACATCTTCCAGCCCGACTATGGCGCAGGCCTCCCGGCCTACATCGGCCAGACCATGGACATGGGCAAGGTGCTCTCGCTCATCCGGTCGCAGATCAGCCTTGAAGACTGCGTGGCGCAGAGCCCGGCGCCGGAGATCACCATCAAGCAGCTGCCCACGGAGCTGAGCGGCTTCACCGTGACCATCGCATACAACGACGCGGTGACGAACACCCCGCAGATCCTGTCCTTCAACGTCACGAGGTAGGCCGCGCATGAGCATTCAGACCCAGACCTTCACGCAGATCGTGCAGAACGCCGTCACGGCCATTCAGGGCGGCGCGGCGCAGCTGGTCGACCTGACGGTCGGCTCCATCCTGCGCGCGTTCGTGGAGGCCACGGCAGCCATCGTGCTGTGGCTCCAGGGCATCGCCTTGCAGATCGCGGCCCTGACGCGCTTTGCGTCGAGCAGCGGAGCAGACGCCGACAGCTGGGCGGCCGACTACGGCTTCACGCGGCTCCCGGCCCAGGCCGCAACGGGGGCCGTGACCTTTGCGCGCTTCACCCCGACCATGCAGGCCATGATCCCGGTTGGCACGCTGGTGCAGACCGCTGACGGCTCTCAGCAGTACCAGGTGGTGGCCGACACCACCCCGCCGTCCTATAGCCCGGCATTGCAGGCCTACGTCATCGCCGCAGGCGCTGCGAGCTGTACCGCGTCGGTGGTGGCCGTGAATGCGGCCGCGGCCTCGAACGCCAGTGCGGGCATGGTCAACACCCTGAGCGGCGCGATTCCCTACGTTGACACGGTGACCAACGCCCTGGGCTACACCAACGGCGCGGACGCTGAGTCGGACGCGGCCTTTCGGACTCGCTTTGTGGCCTGGGTGGCCAGCTTGTCCAAGGCGACCAGGGGGGCCATCGGCAACGCGCTCCTGAGCTTGCAGCAGGGCGTCAGCTACTCGATCACGGAGAACTACCTCTACAACGGCACTCCCAGCCAGGGGCACTTCTACGTGGTCGTCGACGATGGCACCGGCACACCGGGCAGCACATTCTTGTCATCGGCATCGAATGCAGTCGACGCCGTGCGGCCGGTCGGATCGACCTTCGACGTGCACGCCCCGGTGGTTGTCTCGGCCAACGTGGCCATGGTGCTCAGTACGGCCAGCGGCTACGACCACACGGCCACCGTGGCGCTGGTTGTGGCCGCTCTGACCGCTTACATCAACTCGCTCACCATCGGGACCACCCTGGCATACAGCAGGCTGGCCCAGGTCGCCCACGATGCCTCTCCTGGGGTGCTCAGCGCCACAGGAGTCACCCTCAACAGTGGAACCGCGGACCTCACGGCGACTTCGCAGCAGGTCATCAAGGTCGGCACGCTCAACATCACATAGGGGAGGGGCATCATGGCGATCGGAGATCAGGCGGATATTGTCTCCCGGTTGCAGCAGCTGAGCCCGGTCGGCTGGTTCGAGGCTGGCTATGCCACCATTCGAGACGCGCTTCTGGCCGGAGTGGCGAACGGCCTTTCGTTCATCTACTCGCTGCTGGCCTATGTGCGGCTGCAAACAAGAATCAGCACTGCCACGGACGGGTTCCTGGACATGATCGCCGGGGACTTCCTCGGCGACGGCTTGCCCAGGAAGGCCAACCAGACCGACGCAAGCTACCGAGCACGCATCATCGCCGCAATCTTTCGGGAGCGTGGCACGCGCAAGGCGATCATCGCCGTCTTGACGCAGCTCACCGGCCGTGCACCGGTTGTCTTTGAGCCCTTGCGGCCAAAAGACACTGGGGCCTATGGGCTGGCCTACGGCTACGGCTCTGGTGGAGGCTACGGAACGCTGCTGCTGCCCTTCCAGGCCTTCGTGACAGCCTTCCGGCCATCAGGGGGCGGCGTTGCCAATGTCGCGCCCTACGGCGTGCCTGGGGGCAGCGTGGGCGGCGGTTACGGTGTCGGCAGCATGGAGCAAGTCCCCTTGGCCAGCATGCAGGGCCAGGTGACGGACGCGGACATTTTCAACGCGATCGAGAGCGTGCGCCCCGCGGGGTACACGATCTGGGCCAGGATCAGCAGCTAGTCCACTTGGCATAGGCCAGCGCGCATAGGCGCACCAACAGACCCCGCCTCCAGCGGGGTTTTTTATTTCCCCAGGAGGCAACCTTGGATCGTCAAACTGTTTACCCCGGCCAGATCCCGCTTGAAACTGACCTGCTGAACACCAACAAGAATATGATGGTCGCGCTGGGCTTCCTGGCCCAGGACATCCTGGGGATCAACACGCTCGTCAGCGGGCTTGCCTGCACCCCGAACAGCCCGGCTGCCCTGAACGTGCTTGTGGCCCCTGGGCGCATCTACAGCGTCCAGAACATGGATGCCACGGCCTATTCCTCTCTGGCCGCCGACCTGGTGCACAGCCTGATCAAGCAGGGCATCAGCCTGGACACCACCACGCTGGCTTGTGCCGCCCCTGGGACCGTCGGCTACTCGGTCAACTACTTGATCCAGGCCGCGTTCTCCGAAGTGGATGCGAACCCGGTCGCGCTGCCCTACTACAACGCCAGCAACCCGGCGCAGCCGTACAGCGGCCCCAACAACTCCGGAACGGCTCAGAACACCACGCGCAAGGACACCATCG